TCCACGCAGGGTTACATCAAGTTTTTTCGCAACAGCACGGACTACGAACTGCCGTCGATTGGGCGCTCCAAGTTTGGCTACCTGTGCGTCGAGGGCATGGTCCTGAACACGCATACAGGCGAGCCTGATCCAGACACCGGCGAGCTGCCTCTGCGTGCGCTCGGGGTGCTGCCAACCCACTACAAATGCCCTCAATCCGGGGCGGCGATGCCCGTCGAAAACCCGGATGTGTGGGTTTACCAAGAAATTAGCAACAACCCGCAGGAGTAAGAATGAACACGATTTGCCAAGATAGAACCCGCACGAGTGCAGCTTTGTCATACGCCCGCATTGACCCGCATCAGTTCGAAAACGCCCTCAATGGCTGTCCGTTAGCAACGGCTGGCACGGGCCCGCAGGAATACGCAGGGACCCGCAGCAGTTTGCGGAAACAAGTTGGCAAAAGTTTTGCCAACTGGACCCCACTTTTTGCCAACTGGATTCAGTTGGCAGACCCTTGCCAACTTCATTCCCATATAAATCAACCACTTAGCTCGAAGTTGGCAAGTTGGCAAGTTGGCAGACGGCAAATTTTGCCAACTGCCCGCAAACCCGCATGGATCCTAGGTTCTTACCTAATTTTAAGTTGGAGAAAACTCCCCTATCTCTCCGAGATAGGTAGGCAAACCCCGCTGACGCGGTTTTGCCAACCTAAACATCTCGGTTCGGCTTTTTTCGATTTGGCAGGGGTTCAGTCATGAAGCCCAAAACACTGCGCTTGCCCAGCCTGCCAATGGTCGGGATGGTGGTGATGCACCAAGGTCAAAGATTTGAGCTGTGCGCAATCCAGCCGTATGTGACGCATCGTGGCCTGAGGTCGCTGATCCTGCAGTGGCAAAGCCACTGTGCAACTTGCGGCCAGGCCTTCACGGTCAGCACGGGCAGGGCTGTATCGACATTGAACCATCGCTGTTCTAGCCATCACGCGCCGGGTCGGCGTGTCGTTGAGCAAAGCTTGGTAACTCCCCCTGAAGCGGGCCCACGAGTCCGGACTGCACGCGAAGGTGCGGTATGAACACGTCCATCCTCACTATCGATCTGGGTACAACCACCGGCTGGGCCTTGCGCTCAAGCCAGGGGCCCATTGCCCACGGCTTCGTCACTTTCAAGCCCCAGCGCTTTGAGGGCGGAGGTATGCGCTACTTGCGCTTTCGGCGGTGGCTAAACGAATTGAAGGCTACCGTGAGCAGCTCCAGTCTGGCAGGGGGAGTCCAGAGTCTGCAGGAGCCCATTGGCGCCGTTTATTTTGAAGAGGTCAGGCGTCACCTTGGCGTGGATGCTGCGCACGTCTATGGCGGTCTACTGGCCACGCTCACGGCTTGGTGTGAGCACCACAACATCGCCTATCAAGGCGTACCAGTGGGCACGATCAAGAAGCACGCCACAGGCAAAGGCAACGCAGGCAAGGCAGATGTCATTGCTGCCATGCGAGTGCTCGGCCACCCGGTCACCGATGACAACGAGGCCGATGCGCTGGCGCTCTTGCATTGGGCCATTGATACGCAGGAGGTTTGACATGAAAATTCCCGCACAACACTACCGCTGCCCCTTGGGGCGATTGCAGCCTCAGATCACGGACCTGGATGCCATCAAGGAGCAAGGCTGGCGTGACCAGAACATCCTGGTGGTCAACGCCGAGGACAAGCGGCTGGACTACCTCGAGCGTGAACTGGTGCGACGCATCGGCGAGCGTTTGTACGGCAAGGAAGGACGTCGCCATGGATAGCCTCAAACGCTTCGAGACGCCCCTCAAACCGCGTGGTGCAGCCTGGACCCCTGATGATGTGTCCGCGCGCTTCTACGAGGCAGCAGTCACGGCACGACGCCTGCCACCCGTGCGGGTGCAAGGCTACTTCAACTGCTGGCCCGCCTTTGCCCGCAGTGAATGGGAGGCCTTCTCGGCCGACGAGCCTGTGCACCGGTCCCTCCCACCCAGTCCCGAGGACGTTGACCGCATGCTGGAGACGATGCGTTGGGTGCAGTGGCTGGAGGTTGAGCAACGCCATCTGGTCTGGATGCGGGCGGCACGTTACCGCTGGTACGACATCGGAAAGCGCTTCGGCTGTGCCCCCCGCACGGCCCAGCGCCGCTGGGAAATTGCCATGTACGTCGTGGCCCACAACCTGACGCAGGGAATTTGGGTGAGGTAGTTGCAGGTAGTTGCGTGCCAGATACAGGTGGTGCGTGCTCCTGTGGGTGGTTGCGGGGAAAACGCGAATTTGAGGGTGTCGCGTTTTACCGAAATTTCGCTTACATTTTGTCTATGCTTGCGAAAGATGTGTCTTGCATCAATCCTCTTTCAACAGCCCGCGAGTAAGGACCCGAGGGGCAAGCCACAGGTAAAAAGATGGGTCCTTCCTGGCCAAAATCCTATGAGGGGGGCAACAGCGCAAGACCCGCCCACCGACAGACTGCAAACCAGAGTTTGCAGGGGTTTGCACCAGCAGCAGGTTTGCACCCCGCATGCCAAAGGGGGGGAATTCAATTCACACCCTTTGCCGACCTGACACTCAAGTTTTCGTATCCTGACTTTTTCTGAACCCGCCCTCAGCAACTTCTGACGGCGGGTTTATTTTGTTCAACTCCAGCGCTTGAGATAGCGCACCTCGCGGCCCGTCATAGGTTTCACAGACCTGTGCGGGCCGTACTTTTTTGGAAAGTTCGAACCCGTGAATCCACTCAACGTCGAGTACCGCAAGGTTGACGCGTTAATTCCTTTTGTCCGCAACCCTTTTGTGGCAGCGGCACGACGATGCTGGCCGCGCAGCGCAGTGCTCGCCAGTGCCGCCTGGTGGAGATCGCCCCGCAGTACGTGGACGTCATTCGCTTTCAACAGAACTTCCCCGATGTGCCGGTGTCGCTCGCAGCGATCGGACAAAGTTTTACCGAGGTAATCAATGAGCGCAAATAGAGAAATTCCGTCTTGCCAAATACACAACAAAACGCCGGGTCATCCCGGCGTTTTCATTTCTGCAGCTGCTCAGGAGCGAAACACCTTCTCGGTGGATTTCGTGATCTCAATACAGGAATGGGTACAGGAAAAGAAAACGCCATGCGTCGAGCAATCAGCGGACGAGTTCTGGCAGCCAATACCTGGACTTGACGGGTATGAAGCTTCGTCACGGGGTCGCATTAGATCGGTTGACCGATTTCTCGAACTCATGGGGAGATGGGGACCGATGACACGATTCCATCGCGGGAAAATACTTCGCCTAAAGCGCAAACCCAATGGGTGTGGTCTGACTTACCTGTGTTTCTACGCGGGTGGCGGGTCATATCCACAAGTCAATAGGGCCGTATGTTGGACCTTCCACGGCGAACCGCCATCCAAGAATCATGAAGCTGCGCACCTGGATGGGAGGACTGAAAATAATCGGCCGGAGAATTTGGCATGGAAAACACCAGGAGAAAATGCTGCGGACAAAGTCAGGCATGGGACAGCCCCGATTGGGGTAAAGAACGCACAGGCACGATTAAACGAAGCAACCGTTGCTGACATTATCGGGCGTTATGCATCCGGCGAAAAATCAGTGAATCTTGCAGCTGAGCACCATGTTACGGTTGCCAATATTCTTGCCGTGGTGCGCGGCGATACATGGGCACACGTTGAATCCGATCAACGTAAATCGGCAAAAAACAGGTGCCGGGAAAACATGCTCGAAGCTTCAAAGCGCGCCAATGCGCAAAGGGCTCTAAATGCCCAGCATTAAATGGCCAGCTGATCGCGTGGAACGTCGGCCGATCAGCGATCTGATCCCCTATGTCCGCAATGCCAGAACCCACAGCGAAGAGCAAATTGCACAGATCGCGGCATCCATGTGCGAGTGGGGATGGACTAATCCGGTTTTGATCGATTCAGATGGTCAAATTTTGGCCGGACACGGCCGCGTACTCGCTGCAAGAAAGCTGGGATATGCAGAATGCCCAGTCATGATCGCCGAAGGCTGGACGCAAGCACAAAAGCGCGCCTACATCATCGCCGACAACAAGCTGGCGCTCAATGCTTCATGGGATGAGGAAATGCTGCGGCTTGAGATGGCTGATCTGAAAGACCTGGGGTTTGAACTTGACCTCACGGGCTTTGATGCCGATGCGCTGGCTGACCTGTTTGAGGGCGAAAACGACGCCGGCCTGACCGATGATGACGCGGTGCCCGAGGTGCAGGAAACACCGATCTCGCGCACGGGCGATGTGTGGCTGCTCGGTGAGCACAAGGTGCTGTGTGGTGACGCCACCAAGGCCGAGGATTACAAAGCCTTGCTCGGTGATGAGTTGGCCGACATGACCGCCACCGATCCACCCTACAACGTCAACTACGCCAACACGGCCAAGGACAAGATGCGCGGCAAGGACCGCCCCATCCTGAACGACAACATGGGCGCTGACTTTGGGGCGTTCTTGCAGTCGGCATGCCAGAACATCCTGGACGTCACCAAGGGTGCGGTCTACATCGCCATGAGCTCCTCGGAGCTCGATACCTTGCAGGCTGCGTTTCGCGCCGCAGGGGGCAAGTGGTCGACCTTCATCATCTGGGCCAAGAACACCTTCACCATGGGCCGCGCGGATTACCAGCGCCAGTACGAGCCCATCCTCTACGGCTGGAAGGACGGTGCCCAGCACTACTGGTGCGGCGCCCGCGACCAGGGTGATGTGTGGCAGATCAAGAAGCCGCACAAGAACGATTTGCACCCGACCATGAAGCCGGTGGAGCTGATGGAGCGTGCGGTGCGCAACAGCAGCAAAACACGAGACATCGTGCTGGACCCGTTTGGTGGCTCCGGCACCACGCTGATCGCCTGCGAGAAAGCAGGCCGTCGAGCGCGGTTGATGGAGCTCGACCCCAAGTACTGCGACGTTATAGTCCGGCGCTGGCAGGACTTTACGGGAGAGCAAGCGGTACGTGATGCCGATCAAATCAAGTTTGACGACATGAGTCCGGTTCTGTCTGATGTGGCAGTGGCCGTCGCGCCACTTTAATTGGCGAGGTTAGCCCGCCGGTTTATCGCTTGCAGCCGGCTTGGCAGCTTCCTCGACGTTTGCTTTTGGCTTGTAATCGCCAAGCACCTCCTTGAGAGGGCAAAAGCCGACAGCGGGGCACTTGTTGCAGGTTGCCATTAAGGCAATTGGGCACAGAGTCATAGGACCCCCTTGTGGTGATGGCCGTACAGAAGGACGCAATTTTCTTGTAACAGCTAAGTGGTTCGAGCGCCAGAGGGTGAGACCCTGTAGACCCGCTCGCCGCCGATTTCCTTGACGGAGTCGATGGTCAGTCCCAGTTTCTTTTTAAGCGTTCCAGAAAACGTGCCCCGAACCGAATGACCTAGCCATCCGGTGGCCTCGCAGATTTGCGCGATCGTTGCGCCCTCGGCTCGCTTGAGCATTGCAATCACCTGGGCTTGCTTGCTGTTGTCACGCGTGCGTGGTTGGGGTGCTTCGGCTTGCGCCGCCTCGGCGTTGGCGATGACGGCGTCGAGTGCGGCCAGGGTAATCGGGCCGCGTGTTGGCGCAGGGCATGGCATACCGAGCGCGTCGTAGCCCTCTGCGGCAACTATCCAGTCGGTGCCGTCAGTGGTGATGAGGGCGCGATTAAAAAGTGCATCGATCACTTTCTTGCGTGCACCGCCCTTGATGTTGTCGGGAAACCAGTCGAGCTTGCCATCGCTGTGGTGAATGGCGTGGACGAGGACGGCGTGCTGGGTGGCGGTCAATGTGATGGTGCTCATTTGAGGCTCCTTCTGCGTGGTTGTTAAGACGATGTAAGACGATGCGACGTGCGCGCTGTTTGCGAGACAAGCCAAGCTTTTTCTGCTTGGCTTGTAGTGATTTTTTTTAGGTGTTGCCAATCTCCGACTCGGTCGGCTTGGGCATGGATGCACCCAACTCAACCCCGGCTTTAAAGGCGGCTTCCAGGGCGCTGCGCACCCCCCAGACCGAGACGTCATGGAAGTCCAAGCTATCTGAGTTGCGTGTCTCAAGGGTGTCGATGTTGAGGTGCTTCTGCGCAATCAGGGCAAAAATTTGGTCAAGGGTGTTTGTCATTTCAATTCTTCCGATTGGTTTGTTGCGACGTCTGTAGTAACGCGCTGTGTGCTTCATAAGCCAAGTCAATTCGCATCATTTTTTGATTTTTTTTACTTTGATTGGCTTCAAACCAACACCCCGTCAGAGATGCAAATTTGCATCTCTGCCTGACGCACCTGACGCACCTGACGCATCACTTCTGAGATGAAAAGAACTCAATACACCGATGGGACTTTCGATTCGCGCCTACGCCCGCTATCGCGGGGTCACCGACACCGCCGTACACAAGGCCATCCGCAGCGGTCGCATCAATGCGCTGGCTGACGGCACGATTGATCCCGATCAGGCAGATGCCCAGTGGGCGCGCAACACCAGTGCGCCCAAGACCGGCACGCAACGACCGACCGTCAAGGTCAAGGTGCCGGAGGTCGATGGCGACGGAGCTGGTGACAGTGGGGGTGACAGAGGTGGTGCTGGCGCTACAAGCAACACCAGTTCTGGCGGCGGTGGTGGCACCTCGCTCTTACAAGCCCGAACCGTCAACGAGGTGGTCAAGGCGCAGACCAACAAGGTACGACTGGCCAGGCTCAAGGGCGAACTCATCGATAGACCGCAGGCCATTGCCCATGTGTTCAAACTGGCTCGAAGTGAACGCGATGCCTGGCTGAACTGGCCCGCACGGGTCTCAGCCCAGATGGCAGCCAAATTGGAATTGGACGCGCACACCATGCACGTGGCGCTGGAGAACGCGGTGCGCGAGCACTTGCAGGAATTGGGCAATTTACAGGCCGGTGTGGACTGATGAACAAAGAAATCGAAACCAATCACTACGACGGCGCAAGCGAAATTGAGCGAGCCTGGCGCGATGGCCTCACACCAGACCCACTGCTGTCAGTGTCCGAGTGGTCAGATCAGCACCGCATGCTCTCCAGCAAGGCCTCTGCTGAGCCGGGTCGCTGGCGCACCAGCCGCACGCCGTATTTGAAAGAGATCATGGACTGCCTCTCGCCATCATCTCCAGTAGAGCGGGTGGTGTTTATGAAGGCTGCGCAACTGGGTGCTACTGAATGTGGGTCCTGCTGGATTGGCTACGTGATTCACCATGCGCCCGGTCCCATGATGGCGGTCTGGCCGACGGTGGACATGGCCAAGCGAAACTCCAAGCAGCGCATTGACCCCTTGATTGAGGAGTCATCCGCACTGCGCGAATTGATATCACCAGCCAGATCGCGAGACTCCGGCAACACCATCCTGGCCAAGGAGTTCAGGGGTGGCGTGCTGGTGATGACCGGTGCCAACAGCGCGGTGGGCCTACGCTCGATGCCGGTGCGCTATTTGTTTCTGGACGAGGTCGACGGTTACCCACTGGACGTGGAAGGCGAAGGTGATGCAATTTCGCTGGCCGAAGCACGCACGCGCACCTTCACCCGGCGCAAGATATTCATTGTGTCGACCCCGACCATCTCGGGTGTGTCGGCCATCGAACGCGAATATGAGGCATCCGATCAGCGGCGCTACTTTGTGCCGTGTCCACATTGCGATCACCGCCAGTGGCTGCGGTTTGAGCAGTTCCGCTGGGACAAGGGGATGCCCGAGACAGCCGCCTACATTTGCGAGTCCTGCGATACGGCCATCGTTGAGCATCACAAGACCTGGATGCTCGCGCACGGTGAGTGGCGAGCCATGGCGGCGGAGCACGGCACCAAGACCGCAGGCTTTCACCTCTCAAGCCTGTACAGCCCTGTGGGCTGGCGCAGTTGGCGCCAGATTGCTCTGGCGTGGGAGAGCGCGGTGAACAAAAAATCTGGCTCGGCGGCGGCCATCAAGACCTTCAAGAACACCGAATTGGGCGAAACCTGGGTCGAAGAAGGCGAAGCACCCGACTGGCAGCGGCTCATTGAGCGGCGCGAAGACTACCGAATGGGCACGGTGCCCCTTGGCGGACTGCTGTTGGTCGGTGGCGCCGACGTGCAAAAGGACCGGATCGAAGCATCCGTCTGGGCGTTCGGGCGAGGTAAGGCGTGCTGGCTGGTGGAGCACCGTGTCCTGATGGGCGACACCGCCCGCGACACGGTGTGGAAGCAGTTGGCAGGCATGCTGAGCGAGACCTGGACGCACGAGTCAGGTGCCTCATTGCCGCTGGTCCGATTTGCCCTGGACACCGGTTTTGCCACCCAGGAGGCTTATGCCTTTGTGCGTTCTTGCC